ATGACGCCCATGCAGCCTCGCCCCAATCACTCGCCCCGCTTCGCATCCCACAAGCAGGTCGAGGCGTTCCGCTCGGCCGAGGAAGCCTGGTTCTGGACCATGGCCGCCCTCGTCGCCCGACGCGACGGCGCCCGCATCGCCGCAGGCCTCGGCGCGGTCGCCCGCCCCTGCGAGCCGGATGACGTGGTGAAGTGCCTCGATCGGCTCTACCGCCAGCGTCGCATCGACCTCCAGCATGCCCGCATCCTCCGCATCTGGGGCGAGCGCGGCACCGCGCCCGACCCGCGCTTCCCGAACGAGCACGGCGACGCGAGGCTCTGGCGCGAGGCGGTTTCCCGACTGGAATGGCCGCTCCGGGTCAAGGGGATTGTCGCCGACCGCGCGGGCTTCGCATGAAACGGCCCGCCCATGCGCGCGCCCTCGCCCCCGCCGGCCAGCGCCTGTGGCTCGTGTTCGGCGGCGTTGCCGACCAGCCATGGCTGCGTGCGCTCAAGCCCGGCTTCCGGCACTGCTTCGCGGCGATCGAGGAGGCAGAGGGCTGGCTTGTCATCGATCCGCTGTCCGGCCGGCTTCTCGTGACGCGGATCGAGGTGCCGGGCGGCTTCGACCTGCCGGGCTTCTACCGTCGCGCGGGGCTTGTCGTCCTCGGGCCGCTCCATCCAGGCCCGCCGCGCGCCACCCTGTTGCCGTGGCTGTCGCCGTTGTCCTGCGTCTCGGTATGCCGAGCCTTGCTCGGCGCCGGGGCGCCCTTCGCGCTGACGCCTTGGGGCTTGTTCCGCCGCCTGTCCGAGGCGGCGGACAGTGGTCTGCGCGCAAAGGTTGCAGGGCCTAGGAAAAAAGTCTTGACGCGGCCACCCGGCTGCGCGTAGAAGCATCCCTGCCAAGGGGCGATCTGCGCCCGACGGCATCCTCCCGTTCCCCGTCCGAACCTGCGGGCCCGGTCGCTTCGGCACCGGGCCCGCGGCATTTCGGGCGGGGCGCATCCCCGCCCAGAGAAGGAGCGAGACCCCGCATGGGTGCCCTGTTCCGTGCGCCGCGGCCGCCCGAGGCCCCGCCACCTCCGCCGCCCGCGCCTGATCCGGATGCCGCCGCCTCCGACGCCAGGATCGAGGCGCTTGCCCGCAGCCGCCGCGGCCTCGCCGGCACCATCGCGACCTCGGCGCGCGGGGTTCTCGCCCCCGCCCTGCCGGTCGCGACCCGCAAGACCCTGCTCGGGGAGTGATCATGTCACCAGAAGAGATCCTGCTCCGCGAGGGGCGCGCCCGCGACGCCCGCCGCGGCCTCGAGCCCGTCTGGCAGGAGGCCTATGACCATGTTCTGGCCCGCATGCCAGGCCATGGCGGCGAGACGCTGTACGACGCCACCGCCGCCGATGCCGCCGAGCAGCTTGCCGCCAGCCTGATTGCCGAGCTCTGCCCGCCCTGGAGCCGCTGGTTCGGCCTGGCGCCCGCCCGCCGGGCCGACGAGGCTGGGCCGGACCTCGCCCGGCCGCTCGATGACGCGGCCGAGACGCTCCAGGCGCATCTCGACCGTTCCAACTTCGCGCTCGAACTGCACCAGTGCTTCCTTGATCTGGTTGTTGCCGGAACCGGCGTGCTGGCCGTCGAGGAAGCGCCGATCGGCGATGTCTCGGCGCTCACGTTCCACGCCGTGCCGCTGCGCGAGGCGGTGCTGGAGGAAGGTCCCGCCGGGCGGCTCGAGACCATCTACCGCACGCTCCGCCTGACGGCGGAGGAGACGGCGCGGCGCTTTCCCTTCGCCGACGCCCTGCCTGGCACGGCCGAGCCGGACCGGCGCTTCCGCATCGTCGAATGCGTGACGCCGGACGCCTCGGGCGGCGTGGCCTATGCCGCGGTTCTCGATGCGGAGGGAGAGGGCCCGCCGGCAAGGCTTGCCGCCGCCCGGCTGGCCGACAGCCCCTTCATCGCCTTCCGCTGGCTGAAGGCCCCGGGCGAGACCTATGGCCGCGGGCCGGTGGTGAAGGCGCTGCCCGACATCCGCACCGCCAACAAGGTGGTGGAGCTGATCCTGAAGAACGCCTCGATCGCCGCCACCGGCATCTGGCTGGCGGAGGATGACGGCGTCCTCAACCCGGCGACGATACGCCTCGTGCCGGGCGCCATCATCCCGAAGGCGCCCGGCTCGAAGGGCCTCGTGCCGCTCCAGCCGGCGGGCTCCTTCGATGTGTCGCAGCTCGTGCTCGAGGATCTGCGCCGGCGCATCCGCGCGGCGCTGCTCGCCGATCGCATCGCCCCCCAGCAGGGCCGCATGACGGCGACGGAGGTGATCGAGCGATCCGCCGAGACGGCGCGGCTGCTCGGCGCGACCTATGGGCGGCTGCAATCGGAGCTGCTGTCGCCGCTGATCGGCCGATGCCTGCGCCTGCTGCGGCGGCGTGGCGAGATCCCCGCCGAGCTGCCCGACGGGACCGACCTGCGCCTCGTCTACCAGTCGCCGCTCGCCCGGGTGCAGGGGCGGGCGGATGCGGCGAACACGATGCTGTTCCTGCAGGCCGCAGCCTCCCTCGGGCCCGAGGCCGCGGGGCGCGTGGACGTGGAGGCGGCGACCCGCTTCCTCGCCCGCACCCTTGGCGCACCGGCCGAGATCCTGAAACCCGCGCCCACCCCCGCCGAGGAGTGACCCCGCCCATGAGCGACAACCTGCTTGACGCCGCGCTCGACGCCGACGCGCCGAAGGCCAAGCGTCCCGACGACGTGCCCGAGAAGTTCTGGGACGAGGACGCGGGAGAGCTTCGCCTCGACGCGCTGCTCAAATCCTACCGTGAGCTGGAGCGGCGCCTGTCCCAGCGCGCCGCCCCGCCGGCGGAAGACGCCGACCCCGAGGAGCGCGGGCGCTTCCTCCGCGCGCTCGGCGTCCCCGAGACGCCGGAGGGCTACGAGATCGCGCCGAAGCATGAGCTCTGCGGTCCGGATGGCGAGATCAACCGGCGCCTGCACGAGGCCGGCTTCACCTGCCGCCAGGCGCAGCTCGTGTACGACCTCGCGGCCGAGCGGCTGCTGCCGCTGATCGCCGAGGCGGCCGCCGAATACGAGAGCCAGCGGCAATTCGCCCGCCTCGCCGATGCGTTCGGGGGCGAGGAACGCTTCCGCCGCGTGGCCCGCCAGATCTCCGCCTGGGGCCGGCGGAACCTCGCGCCCGGCGTCTTCGAGGCGCTGTCCACCTCCTTCGAAGGTGTCACGGCGATGCACGGCATGATGCAGAAGGACGAGCCCGCGCTCGCCCGCAAGGCCGAGCCTGACGCCGGCATGGACGAGGCCGACCTCCGCCGGATGATGCAGGACCCGCGCTACTGGCGCGCGCGCGATCCGGATTTCGTCCGCCGCGTGACCGAGGGCTTCCGCCGCCTCGTCGGCGGCTGACGCCCGACTGCTCGTCGCGCCCACAACCCGCGCCCCTCAGGGCGCGCGGGCGGGCGCGGCCGCGCGCGCCGCGGGCCGGGAAGCCGACAACCCACGACGCGCGCATCGCCCGCCACACCGAACCCGGAAAGGAGGACTAGCGTGTCCACCTCGATCGACCAGGCCTTCATCAAGCAGTTCCAGGCGGAGGTCCACACCGCCTACCAGCGCCAGGGCTCCAAGCTGCGCCCGACCGTCCGCAGCAAGAGCGGCATCGTCGGCGCCTCCACCCTGTTCCCGCGCGTCGGCCGCGGCACGGCGCAGCCGAAGCTGCGCAATGCGGCGGTGCCGGTGATGAACCTCGAATACTCGATGCGCGAGTGCTTCCTGCAGGACTTCTACGCCGGCGAGTGGATCGACAAGCTCGACGAGATCAAGACCTCGATCGACGAGCGCGCGATCGTCGCCGCCGCCGGCGCCTATGCGCTCGGCCGCCGCACCGACGAGCTGATCATCGCGGCCCTCGATACCGCGACGGTCGAGGCGTCGGGCGCGGGGCCGCTGTCGGACACCGCGGGGCTGACGAAGGAAAAGGTGCTCGCCGCCTTCGAGACGCTCGGCGGCAACGACGTGCCGGACGACGGCCAGCGCTTCGCCGTCGTCGGCTGGAAGCAGTGGTCGGAACTGCTGCAGATCGACGAGTTCGCCAACTCCGCCTACATCGGCGACGACGCCCTTCCCTGGAAGGGGACCCAGGCGAAGCGCTGGCTCGGTGCGACCTGGATGCCGCATTCCGGCCTCACGCGGTCGGGCGCGCTGCGCTTCTGCTACTTCTACCACAAGACGGCGGTCGGCCACGCCGTGGCGCAGGATGTCGTCACCGACATCACCTGGCACGGCGATCGTGCGGCCTGGTTCGTCAACAACATGATGAGCCAGGGCGCGGTGCTGATCGACAATGTCGGCGTCGTGCGGATGCGCTGCGCCGAGTGACGCGGCCCGCATGACGACCGGGGCCCCGGGGGCTGATGCCTCCGGGGCCCTTCGCGTTTCCGACCCCTTCCGAAGGAGCCTGTCCCATGGCGCTCACGGCGCTCATCCTCTGCTCGCGCGCGCTGCTGAAGCTCGGCGCGCAGACCATCGCGTCCTTCGACGAGGGAACTGCGGAGGCCGAGGTCGCGGCGAACCTCTACCCGTCGGTGCGCGACGCGCTCCTGTCCGCCCATCCGTGGTCCTTCGCAACGGGGCAGGCGGCGCTCGTGCGGCTCGACGCAACACCCGCCGCCGATTTCCGCCACGCCTTCCAGCTGCCGCCCGCGCTGCTTCGCGTGCTGTCGGCGGGCGGACCGGGCCGCGGGGACGGGCTCCTGTATCGCCTTCAGGAAAACCGCCTGCACAGCGACGCGGCGCAGGTGACGCTGACCTGGATCTTCCGCCCCGAGGAACCGGCCTTCCCGCCCTTCTTCGCCGCCGCCCTGATCGCGCGCCTCGCCGCCGAGTTCTGCCTGCCACTGACGGAGAACGCAGCCCGCGCCGAGGTGTTGCACCGGCTCGCCGACCAGGAGCTGCGCCACGCCCGCACCCTCGACAGCCAGCAGGCGAGCGTTCGGGCGATCACCGATTTCCCGTTGATCACGGCACGGGGTTGAGCCGATGTCGCGTCGCATCAAGACGAGCTTCACGGCGGGCGAGCTCGCCCCCGAACTGCTCGGGCGGACCGATCTGCGCGCCTACGAGAACGGCGCGCGGCGGCTGCGCAATGTCGTCATCCTGCCGACGGGCGGGCTTTCGCGGCGCCCCGGCCTGCGCCACCTCGCGACGCTGCCCGGTCCGGTCCGGCTTGTCTCCTTCGAGTTCAACACCGAGCAGACCTATCTCCTCGTGTTCGGCGCGGGCAGGATGCGCGTGTTCCTCGGCGATACCGAGGTCGCGCAGCTGGACGGGCCATGGACGGGCGCGATGCTCGACCAGATCGCCTACACCCAGAACGCCGACACCCTGCTGCTGCTGCACCCGGACATGCCGCCGCAGCGCGTCACCCGTACCGGCCACACAAGCTGGACGATCGCGCCCTTCGCCTTCGCCCGGGCACCCTTCCACCGCTTCGCGCCGCCGGAGGTGACGCTCGCCGCCTCGGCGACGACCGGCAGCGTAACGCTGACCGCCTCCGCGCCGGTGTTCGCCGCAGGCCATGCCGGCAGCAGGCTACGCATCGGCGGGCGGCGCGTGCTCGTCACCGGCATCACGAGCACGACCGTGGCGACAGCGACGGTCGAGGACGCGCTGCTGGCCACTGGCCCCACGGCGGACTGGCAGGAAGCGGCGATCTCGCCGGTGCGCGGCTGGCCCGTCGCTGCGTGCTTCCACCAGGACAGGCTGGTGCTCGGCGGCACGCGGGACCTGCCGAATCGGCTGTTCCTGTCCCGCTCGGGGCTTCTCGACGATTTCGATCTCGGCACCGGGCTCGATGACCAGGGCATCGAGTTCGCCCTGCTGTCCGACCAGGTCAATGCGATCCGCGCGGTCTTCTCCGGGCGGCACCTGCAGGTCTTTACCTCCGGCGCGGAGTGGATGGTGACGGGCGATCCGCTCACCCCGTCCTCGATCCAGCTGCACAGGCAGACTCGGATCGGCTCGCCCGTGGACCGCATGGTGCCGCCCGTGGACGTGGACGGCGCAACGATCTTCGTCGCGCGCTCCGGCCGTGCGGTGCATGAGTTCGCCTACACCGACGTGGCCGACACCTACCAGTCGAACGACCTCGGCCTGATCGCGCGCCATCTGATCGAGCGGCCGGTGGCCATGGCCTATGACCAGCCGCGGCGGCTGCTGCACATCGCCATGGCGAACGGACGGCTCGCGACGCTCACGCTCTATCGCGCGGAACAGGTCACGGCCTGGTGTGCGCAGGAGACGTCTGGCGCCGTGCGCGCGCTGGCGGAGGTGGATGGCACCGTCTACGCCGCCGTGGAACGGTTCGGGACCCACCGGCTCGAACGCTTCGACGAGGCTCTCGGCCTGGATGCGGCTTTGTCCGGGGAGGAGCCGGCGCCGCGCTCGGTCTGGGGCGGCCTTGATCACCTCGAAGCGCGGCGGGTCGGCGTGCTGGCGGATGGCGCGCCGCAGGGCGACCAGACGGTGCTCGGCGCGTCGGTCACGCTCGATGAGCCTGCACGCGCGGTGCAGATCGGGCTCCGCTTCACCCATGTGATCGAGCCGCTGCCGGTCGAGCTCGGCGGCGCCCTCGGCGCGCGCGCGGCACCGCTGCGCCTCGTCTCCGTCACCTTCCGGGTGCTGGAGACGGTGGCGCTGTCGGTCGATCTCGGGCGCGGGGCCTTCCCCGTGCCCTTCCGGAGGCTCGACACGCCCCTCCTGGATGCGCCCCCGCCGCGCTTCTCCGGAGATGTCTCGCTGCGCGGCCTCGGCTGGCGGCGGGACGCGCTGCTGCCGCTCTGGCGGATCGCGGACGACGCGCCGCTGCCGGTCACGCTGCTTTCCGTCACCACCGAGACGAGGACAACACCCTGATGGCGCAGATCGCCTCCATCGCCTCGCTGATCGGCGCCGGCGCGTCGGTCTATGGCACCATCGGCCAGGGCCGCCAGATGCAGAGCCAGGCATCGGCCGGCCGTGCGGCCGCCGTCGAGCGCGGCCGCCAGCTCGAAATCCAACAGGAGGCGGATGCCCGGGCGCGGCGCGAGACCCTCGCCCGCACCATCGCCTCCGCCCGCGCGCGGCTGTCGGCGTCGGGGCTGCGCGCCGACGACGGCTCGGGCGCCGCGCTACAGTCGGGGCTCGTCGCCGACGCGGCGGCGGCCGAGAGCGAGAGCGACGCGCTGTTCCGCGCACGCCTCGCCGCCGGCCGCCGCAGCCTGCTGCAGCCCGACGGGTCCATCAACGCCTATGCCCGTGCCGGGCAGAGCTTCGGCACGGTGGTGCGCAGCCTCCTGGACTGAGGCGCGGCCGCTGCGCCGCCCAGAACGCCCCGAAACGCGCCGTCCGGCGCACCCCGACACCGGAGAGAGAGATGGCCGAGCACATCCGCATCGGCGACGTCGCGCCGCGCGTGCAATACGTGGCCGACGGGACGCAGAGCGTCTTCGCCTTCCCGTTCCCGATCTTCAGCGCGACCGACCTCGAATGCCTCGTGAACGGGGAGCGTCGCGAGACCGGCTTCACGATCGACGGCGCCGGGCTGAGCGAGGGCGGCGGCGTCACCTTCGCCGCGGTTCCGGCGGCCGGCACGCGGGTGACGCTGCGGCGGCGCATGCGCGTGCAGCGCGTCACCGATTTCCAGCCGAACGGCCTGCTGCGGGCCGATACCCTGAACGACGAGCTGGACTACCAGGTGGCGGCACTGCAGGAGCTGCGCGACGAGCTCGCCTCCAGCCTGCGCGCCGACCCGTCCGACCCGCCGACCGGCCTGATGCTCCCGGCGCGCGGGGGCCGTGCCAACCGCGTCCTTGGCTTCGACTCGACCGGCGCGATCGCGCTGTTCGATCGCACGGGCCAGGTGTCGGCGCCCTTCGCGGGTGCGGTGCCGCGGACGGTCGAGGAAAAGCTGGCCGAGACCCTCTCGGCACGGGACTTCGGCGCTGTCGGCGACGGCGTGACGGATGACGGCCCGGCGCTGCAGGCCGCGATGAACGCCGCCGCCGCCTCGGGGGCGCATTTGCTGATCGGCGAAGGCACCCATCGCACGACCATGCCGCTGCTGCTGCCAGGTGCCGCGGCGGGGCTCACGATGCGGGGGACGATCCTCTACGCCGGCCCGGCCGGGGAGGCGGCGCTGACGCTCGGCGACGGCGGCGCCGTGCGCAACGCGATCAAGCTGTACCAGGGGCTGCGCGTGTTGCGCGCCACCATCTCCGATTGGCTCGACGAGCGCGACATCGGCATCGTCCTGCGCAACCAGGACAGCTCCCGCATCGACATCCGCCAGGTCGAGGGCTTCACGATCGGCGTGCGCACGCTTGGCGACGAGCGCGGCTTCGAGGACAGCGAGCTGCATTTCGGCCGCATCGTGAACAACCGCTTCGGGCTCGATGTCCGCACCCGCACCGCAGCCGCTTGGAACACCTCCGTGCGCTACTTCGGCGGGCATTTCGCGATCGCGTCGAGCGTCCATCCCGACAAGGACCGCTTCGGCATCCGCTTCAGCGCGGAGCCCGGCGCCTATGTCGCGCACAACCGCCACGTCTTCGACGGGCCGGCCTTCGAGCTCCAGTCCCGCGACCGCCCGATCGACGGCATCCCGTTCCTGGTCCAGGTCGACAGCCGCGCCGTGATCGCCCGCAACCTGCGGATGGAAGGCACGGACGGCTTCGTCGCGCGCCATACCGCCGGCGCCCAGGACCACCTGTACGAGGTCGCGTGGGCCAGCCAGGGCTACGGGGTCTCGGTGGACTACGCGGCGGGTGCGACGCGCGGCGGGTCCGTCGTGCGCCTGTTCCACCAGGCGCTCGCCCATCGCGAGCTGACGCGACCCGTGGCGCTGGTGGACAATCTCCGCGCCACGGCCTTCCGGGTGAACGCCACCGACACCGGCTTCGAGCGCATGGCGGCGATCGCGAGCAACACGCCCGTCGCCGCGACCAGCCTTGCCGAATTCGCCTTCGGCGGGCTGCCCAATTTCACCCTGACAGGCGAGGGCGTCGTGCTCGGACCTGCCCGCGGCCTCGGCTTCGTCGTCGCGACCCGTGGCTGCCGGGATTTCGCGCTCGCGCTCGATGCCGATGCGCCACGGCTCGTGGTGCTCTGCTTCGATGCGGCCGGCCAGGTGCTGACGGATGCGGCCGGGCAGATGGTCCTGTTCTCCGGCGCCTCCGCGGCGTGGAATGCGGGCGCGCGCTGGTGGCAGACCTCGGCCGACCTCACGGATGAGGCAGCGACGCGGCTCCAGGCGATACGCCTGGCGCCCCAGGTCGCGACCGCGATCATCGGCGTTGCCCGGCTCTCGGCCGACTACGAGGTCCGGGCGATGCGGCTGTTCTGCGATCCGTCCTTCGCCCCGGCGCTGATCTACGGCCTGCCCGGGCTGCCGCACGGCGCACGGGAATTGCGGGGCGAGGTGGCGTGGGATCCCCCCTCGATCGCGGCCGGAGCCACGGCGCAGATCAATGTCCCGCTCCCCGGCGTGCGGCCGGGCGACTTCACGCAGGCATCCTTCAGCCTGTCCACCTCGGGGATCGTGTTCCTGGCCAATGTCGGCGCGCAGGACGTGGTCACCGTGACGGCCTGGAACCGCGGCACCGCGGCCGGGGATCTCGCCGCCGGCACGGTTCGCGTGCGGGCGGTGAAGGCGTGACCGAGCCGCCGGGGACCCCTGCCGGGATCGTGCCCCATCTCGATGCCGCCGCCGAGGCGGTGGCGCGCGACTATCGCGCCTTCGTCGAGGCGGCGCCGACCCGCGCCCACCACGAGGACTCCAAGTCCTTCGCCGCGTTTCACGCGGCCTGTCGCGCCGCCCTCGTGCATCTCGGCGAGTTGCTGAAGCTGCTCAAGGCCACCAAGCCGGCCGACGCAGCGGAGGTCGAGGAAGTCGCCGCGCTGATCGCCAAGGCACGGTCCGTGCTCGCCGCGCATGCCGAGGAGGAGCACCCCCCACATGACGATCCCGCCCTGTGACCTGCCGGAGTTCGTCTGGATCTGGAACAATCGCCTCAGCCAGGACACCCCGGCCCATCATCGCCGCATCGCGCGCTGGCTCTCGGCGCGGGAGGGAGCGGGGCAGCGGCGCCTGCTGCTGATGGCGTTCCGCGGCGCGGGGAAGTCCACCATCGTCGGGCTGTGGTGCGCATGGCGGCTGCTGCGCTGGCCGGATACGCGCATCCTCGTGCTTGCGGCGGACCAGCCGCTCGCGGTGAAGATGGTCGCGCAGGTGCGGCGCATCGTGGAACGCCACCCGCTCTGCCGCACGCTCCGCCCCAACCTGCCCGACGCCTGGGCCGCGGACCGCTTCACCATCCGCCGCCCCGGCGTGCTGCGCGATCCGTCGATGCTCGCGGCCGGGATCGGCGGCAACATCACCGGCGCGCGGGCGGATGTCATCGTCTGCGACGACGTGGAGGTCGCCGGCAACAGCGACACCGCGGCCAAGCGCGAGGATCTGCGCGAGCGCCTGGCCGAGGCGGAGTTCGTCCTCGTGCCCGGCGGCACGCTGCTGGTCGTCGGCACGCCGCACACGACCGAGAGCCTGTACCGCGCGCCGTCGGAAGGCGGCGTCTTCCTTCGCGGCGCGCATCGTCTCGTGATCCCGGTGGTGTCGCCGACGGGGCGCCCTGCCTGGCCCGAGCGCTTCAGCCTGGCCGAGATCGCAGCGCTTCGGGATCGTGTCGGGCCGCTCGCGTTCCGGCGGCAGATGCTGCTGCAGGCGGTGGACGAGCGGGCGGCGCGGCTCGATCCGGCGCTGCTCCTGCGCTACGGCGAGGAAACGGACTACGCCGAGGCTGCCGGTCGGCCGGTGCTGCGCTTGCTCGGGCGGAGGCTCGTCTCGGGCGGCGGCTTCTGGGATCCGGCCTTCGGGCGACCGTCGGGCGGTGATTCCTCGGTCGTCGCCGTCACCTACGCGGATGACCAGGGCCACCAATACGCCCATCGCATCGCCTACCTGACGCATGATCCGGACAATGCGGCGGTGGATCCGGCCACCCAGCAATGCCAGGCGGTGGCCGCCCTGGCGCGGGACCTGCTGCTGCCGGTGCTGCGGGTCGAGACCAATGGCATCGGCCGCTTCCTGCCCGGGCTGCTGCGCCAGCAGATGGCCCGCGCGGGGGCGGCCTGCGCCGTGATCGAGCATTCGTCGGTCCGCGCCAAGAGCGAGCGGATCCTCGCCGCGCTCGATCCCCTGCTCGCCGCGCGGCGATTGCATGCGCATGAAAGCGTCTTCCGCACGCCCTTCCCGAAGGAGATGGCGGAATGGCGCCCGGGCACGACGGCGACGCGCGATGATGCGCTGGACGCGCTGGCCGGCGCGCTGCTGGCCGAGCCTGTGCGCTTCCCGGCCCTGCCTCCTGCCGCGCCGCGCCCGGCCTGGCGCGGCGGCTAGGACAATATCCGATCTGGCCGAAGCAGCCAGATCGGATGTCTTGCCCTGGAAGCCTTTGGGTACACAGCACGTCCATCCGATCAGACTGTGTCTGTTTGGTCGGATCGTACTGTAGGGCAGGCTGCGTTCACATTCGTTCACGCAGCCTGCTCCGGCATGCGGGGTTCAGAACATCTTCACGCGCTCAGATGAGCTCATCTGAAGGCGATCTGCTCCGGATGCCCTTGGCAACGACGTCTGGCAGGACGTCGCGGCCGCCGCGCCTGTCAGCCGACAGCGCCCGCCTTCGCGATCTCGCGCGCATGGCGGGCGCTGCCTTCGGCCGTCGCCACGAAGCGCCCGTCCTGCCTTTGCGCCGCGAGGCCCATGCCGGCGAGGCGCCGCAGGCAGGGCCCGTCCTTCAGCCCCGCTGGCCGGCCAATGTCCTCTGCCAGCCGCAGCCGATGCAGCGCGGAGCGGCAGCACGTCTCGAGATAGGGCTCGTTCCACATCCCCCCGGGTGTGGCGCGCGGCCCCCACGCGTTCAACCCCTTCTCGCGTTCGAAGGAGCCACGATGTCCCTGCCGGAGATGGATGCAGGCCTGATCCGCCTGCTGGCCGATGCGCCGATGCTCGGCCTGCTGATTTGGCTGCTGTTCCTGCTGCACCGGGACCTCCCGGACCGGCGGGCCCGGCCGGCCGAACCGCACGGCCCCCCCGATGCGCTGGCCCGCACCCGCGATGACCTGGCCGCCTTCAAGATCGAGGTGGCGCGCACCTATGTGCCGCTGTCGCTGATCCGCGACGTGGATGCGCGGCTGTCCTCGCAGCTCATGCGGATCGAGCAGAAGCTCGATGAGGTGAGCCGCGCCGCGACAGCGACCGAGGCGGTGATGCGGACCGCCCGCGCGGAGGATCGCTGA